CTGAATGTCGACAGCCAGCAGATTACGATCTCGGCTCTGTCGACTGATGAAATCACGGGCGGGGCGCCCGTGCTGCAAGCGTTATGCGCCGGAGCCTTCGACGGCTGCCAACTGCAACGCTACCGGGTGTTTTTCTCGGACCGGCTCGGAGGGACCATCGTCGGCGGCGTCCTGTTGTTTCAAGGCCGCGTCGGCGTCGTGAGCGAGATAGGCAGGACCAGCGCAAAGATCACCGTCAACTCCGATCTGATCCTGCTCGACAACTACATGCCGCGCAATCTGTATCAGCCGACCTGTCTGCATGCGCTATACGATTCCGGCTGTGCGATCAGCAGAGCATCCTTCGGCACGAATGGGACGGTAGGTGCTGGCTCGACGTTCTCGATCATCAATTGGTCGGGGGCGAATGCGAACTTCGCGCAAGGCACGATCACGTTCACGTCCGGCGTCAATTCCGGCGTTAGTGCGACTATCGGCTCTGTCGTCGCGGGCGTCAGCCTCAATCTTATCTACCCGCTGGAAATCGCGCCGGCGCCGGGAGATGCGTTCACAGCCTACTACGGATGCGATCACACGGAAGCGACATGTCAGAGCAGATTCAACAATCTGGTTCACTTCCGAGCATTTCCCTACGTTCCTCCGCCGGTGACGGTGATCTGACGGAGGAGCGACAGCGGGCAGCCGTCGTCGCCGAGGCGCGCAAATGGATCGGGACGCCGTACCATAATTGTGCTGACGTGCTCGGTGCCGGCGTCGATTGCGGCATGCTGCTTGTGCGCGTATTCGTCGATACCGGATTGTGCGAGCCGTTTGATCCGCGCCCATACCCTCCGGATTGGCATCTGCATCGCAGCGCGGAGCGGTACCTGAGCTTTATCTTCGATCGCGGTCATGAGGTCGAGACACCGCGGCCCGGTGACGTCGCTGTCTACCGCTTCGGCCGCTGCTACTCGCATGGTGGCATCATCGTCGGAGCAACGCCGATCACTCTTGTGCATGCCTACGGCCCGGCACGTCGCGTCGTGGAGGAATGCGTCGCGCAGAACCCGGTGCTAAGCGAGGCCAAGCGCGAGCCGCGCTATTTCAGCTATTGGGCTAAGAAATGAGCGGCCTGTTCGGCAGCAGCGTCAAAAACGTCACGCCGGACTACACCGGGCTGCAAACGCAGACGGCGGTCAACACGCTGCCTGTGCCAATTCTGTGGGGCATGACGAAGATCGCCCCGAACGTGATCTGGTACAACAATTTCCAGCAGCACCAAGGTCCGGGCGGCACAGGCAAGAGCGGCTGGTTCGCTACCGGCAGCCAGACGGTGAATTACACCGCCGACGTGATAATGGCGCTCTGCGAAGGGCCGATCAGCAGCATCAACACTATCTGGCGCGGCCAGTCGATCTACTACTTGGCCGAGCTGAACCTGGTGCTGTTTGTCGGCACCACACCGCAAAGCATTTGGGGCTACCTGCAGAGCGTCTACCCGTCGCAGGCGCTTGCGTATCAGGGGACAGCCTATCTCGGAGGAGCAAGCTATCAGCTCACGTCGTCCGCCACGTTGGACAATCACAACTTCGAGGTTCAGGGCCTTCGCTACGGCACCGGCTGGGGTCAGACCCCCTACCAGGTCTATGTGAGCGAAATTTACCCCAATGTGGTGTTCGGCAACTCGCAGCAGGCTGTCTATTCGTCGTTGCCGTGGAACGGAAACGTCCCGTCGACCGGATATTTCGACGCTGACCCGGCTCTGTGCATCGCGGATTTTTTGACGTCGTTGCAGTTCGGCGTCGGCTTCCCGACGTCGAGCATCGATACGACAACGCTGTACACGCAAAGCGGCCACAACGATTCGGCATATCAGACATACTGCCGCGCGGTTGGGCTCGCCATTTCCCCGGCGCTCACGTCGCAGGAGACAGCGTCGTCCATTCTGGCGCGCTGGCTGCAGCTCACCAACACCGCGGCAGTATGGTCGAACGGGCAACTGCAGTTCATCCCGTACGGTGATAGCGTCGTCACAGGAAACGGCGTGACTTTCACGCCGAACGTCACGCCGATCTACAATATCACCGACGACGATTTTCTGATCGAGGACAAGGCTGACCCGTTGCAGGTCTCGCGGTCCGATTTGCTCGAGTCGTATAACGTATGGCGACTCGAAATTTCCGACCGCGCCAATCAGTATGCTTTGACGACGATTGAAGCGCGCGATCAGCACTCAATCGACCTTGTCGCGCAACTGACTGGCACCAACGGTATCCGCTTGGCGCCGACAGTCACTGCGCATGAGATATGCGACAGTGGCGTCGCCAACATCAGCGCGCAACTGATACTGCAGCGCGCCGTCTACATCAGGAACACTTACAAGTTCCGGGTCGATTGGGGATTGTGTCTGCTCGACCCAATGGACCTCGTGACGGTGACGGATGCAGCTCTCGGGCTGAACAACGAGGTCATACGTATCACCGAGATCGAGGAGGACGAGAACGGCTATCTCGAAATCACCGCGGAGGAATTTCCGCAGGGCGTCGCCTCGGCGGTGCTTTATCCGACTCCGACAATCAGCAATGCGCTGCTCAACCGCAATGCGGGAGCTGGGTCGGCGACAGCGACATTGATCTTCGAGCCGACCGACGAACTCGGCGGCGGCCTGGAGCTATGGATTGGTGCATGCAGCGACAACCCGCTGTGCGGCGGCTTCCAAGTGTGGATGTCGTACCAAGAGGACGGCAACTATCAGCAAATCGGTACTGTCGGCGGCTCGGCGAAGCTCGGCGTTACGACGGCAACGTTCCCGGCCGTTCCGGTCAATCCAACTGCGGCGACGACAGACTCGCTTAACACGCTATCTGTCGACCTGTCGGAATCTCTCGGCGTGCTGCCGGCGGCGTCCAGTGCGGATTTGCAAGCGCTCGACACGCCCTGCTATGTCGGCGGTGAGGTCGTGTGCTTCGGCGCCTCGACGCTCACCAGTGCCAATGAATACAACCTAAACAATTTCATACGCGGTGCGTTCGGCACCGAGAGTCAGATAACGACTCATCCGGCCGGCACGCAATTCGCCTTCCTTGATGACACGTTCTGCAAATTCGCCTACCCGCAGAACGCAATCGGGCAGACGCTTTACTTCAAGTTTCCGAGCTTCAATATTTTCGGCGGCGGATTGCAATCGCTCGCGGACGTCGGCGCGGTGTCCTACTTCGTCACCGGGTCCGCGCTGCTGTCACCGCTGCCGAACATCGCGAGCATTTACGCGAACTATGAGGCCGGGTTTCAAAAAATCTATTGGACGGAAATCACTGATTTCCGCAGCGGCATCCTGTACGAGATCAGGCAGGGGCCGACGTGGGCCGGCGGCCTCTTCCTCGCGACGCAGGCGCATCCGCCATTCATAGCGCCAGGCATCGGGACTTATTGGGTCTCGCCGCGCTGCCAGCCCGTGCCCGGCCAGATCGTCTACAGCGAGCAGCCGGTGTCGATAGTGATTTCGGGCAACCAGCTGTCTCTAACTTATTCGATCAGGTACGACGAGGCGGCATCATCGTACCCCGGTTCGGCGGACTATGGTCTGAGCGCCAGCGGCAGCTCACTTTCGGCATATCTGAACGTCAATGCGGTCGCGGCGTCAAACGTCACAAGCGGCAACTCCTTGCCGCTCCTCAGTCTGCCGTCGGTCGTCACGTTTGGGTTCGCCGTGGCGGACGTGACAAATGGGAGCGCCATCCCTTCCGGCGCGTCCGTGCTTTCCGCCAGCATTAATGGCGGCGATTACGGGCCGGTGCAACAGACTGTCATGGACACCGTGACGGTTGTCGACGAGGGCTCAGTCACGGTCTCGCCGACCTCGACGATTGACTATGGCCTTGTGACGTCGGCGGCGGTAACTGTGCTGCTATCGACCGATATAACTGGGGTTACGGCCGGCGATGTCATTTCATTCGCCGGCGTCCCGATCAACGTGTCGCTTTACTACGAGGTGCCGGTATCGCATTGGCTCACATCGGCGTACCTCGCCAATGCGTCGATCAACGTGTCGGCGGCGTTCGCCGGCGAGATCGTCGGAAGCAGCTTCCTCGCGATCCCTGACTTCCTGGGCAATCCAGATTTTCTCGGCTCAACTGTCACGGCATTCATCGACGGCTGGGTCGAGATTGCGTCGGCGTCCACGACCTCCGGGGTCTTACCCGGCTGGGGACCGAGCCCGGGCAAGGCGATCCCTGCGTGGGGCCTGTGGCAAGATTTCGTTCCCGGCGTTTTCCCAGGGAGCGCGTGGAAGCTGCGTGTCGGCATGACTTCGTCGAGTCCGCAGGCCGAGCCTATTTGCTCCGCCTTCGCAAGCAATGTCTCGTTGCCGACGCGCACCGACAATTATTTGAACCTGTCGGTGCCGAACACCGGCCTCACGATTGTATTCACGCCTGATGGGAGCACGACGCCGCAAGCGTTCAATGCCGGCGTCAATGGATCGGCGCTGCCGAAGTTGGAAGTTGATTGGCAGGCAACCGCCGGAGACACATACGTCATCACGGGCTTGTCGCTCTCGCAGGTGACGATCACCTTCTATAACGGCGGCATCGCCGTCGCGCGCAGCGGCGTCACCGTCGTTGCACAGGGCGCATGAGCAAGTAAGCGGAGGTTTCGCGAATGTCGCAAGGCTCAACGGTTTTGCCGACCAGCGGCGTATTCAGCGGGCTGGTTGAGCAGGGCTATATCAATGCCGCGTTGGCGGCGCTTTTGTCGAACAACAGCGGAGCCACCGCGCCGACCTCACCGACGCAATATCAGTTCTGGGCCAACACGTCCGTTGCCGGTCAAGTCACGATACAGCAGTATGTCGGAAGCACCTGGGTGAGCCTTTGGTCGATCGACACCGCAACGGGCAACGTCAGCATCCTAGCCGGCACGCCGGGAAACTGGGTCATCGCATCCGGCACAAGCGATGCCATCGTCGCCACGTATGACCCGCCGGCCACCGCCTTGGCGGACGGCATGGTGAGCAACTTCCGCGCGGCCACGGCGAACCTTACGACGGCTCCGACATTTAATCGCGATGGCCTCGGCGCCAAGACTATCACCAGGTTCGGCGGCGAGCCGCTCATGACGGGCGATATCCCGCACAGCAACGCTGAGGTGTCGCTGCGATATAATCTCGCCAATACGCGCTGGGAACTGATGAACCCGGCCAACGGGCCGAGCAACTGGGTTGTCGCCGGCGGCACGGCGAACGCGATCACCGCCAGCTACACTCCCCCGGCTCCGACTCTGTACGATGGCATGATCAGCAGTTTCCGCGCGACGGCGGCGAACACTGCGACGGCTCCGACATTCAGCCGCGACGGCAGCGGCGCTTTACCTATCACGAAGTGCGGGGGTGCCCCGCTGGTTCCCGGCGACATCCCGGGTGGGCTCGCCGAGGTGATGCTGCGCTACAATCTCGCCAACACACGCTGGGAGCTGATGAACCCGAGACCCATCGGGCCGGTTACCGGCGCCGCGCAAGGGCGCCCCGCGCAGTTCGCCGACTCGACGGGAGCCGTGCTGCAGGTCGGCGCGTTCGCCTTCATCAATATCTGCGACCCGCAATGGGGCGCCATCGGCAATGCCTCATACGACAACGCAGCGATTTTCCAGAGCGCCATAAACTACCTCAACAGCAATTTCGTCACGGGCATCATTTTCGTGCCGCCGGGGAACTATCACGTCAGCACGACCGTGACGGTCAAGGGCGGAGTCATCATTATCGGCAGCGGCGCAAACGGTACGGTGTTAACGGGCACTGGCGACTACACGGTGCTGAACTTCGACAGCTCATGCCACTATGCTGGGCTCGAAAAGATCACCATCAGCGGCTATCAGAATTCAGCGGCGACCAACTACACGGTCACGACCGCGAACGGCGTCCTCGTGGTGTTTCGCGATGTGTGGATCGCCGGCGGCTTCTACGCGCTGGAAGCGCAAGGCGTCGATGGTTATTTCGACAACTGCTATATCATCGGCTTCGGCACCACGGGCGGCTGCCTTATCTCTAACGGCGCGAACTGGTATCATCGCTGCAAATTCGACAACAATGCCGCGACAGTGGCCAACGCAATTCTGATAGGTGCCCCATACAGCGGATCGAACTCCGGAGAAAATCACTTTGTCATGTGCGATTTCTCCGGGAACTTCGGCAACAGCGTCAACATTTCAGGCCAGAGCACTTCTCCGCCGAACCTAACAGCGTTCAATGGGTGCGTGTTCTCGTCGAAAATTAACATAGTTAACTCGGAGCTGACGATATTCTCGGACTCGTGGTTCGGCGGCGCTTTCTCCATCGGCAACACAAATTGCATAGTCACCAGCTGCTTCAGCATCGGCGGCACGTTAGTCATCAGCGGCGCCAACAAGTACGTGTCGAACTGCCCGAACATTTCGTAGAGGCTGGATCAGATGACCTCAGCGACACAGGTTCAGCGGCGCCGCGGCACTGCCGCACAAGTGGCTGCCTTCACCGGCGCTCAAGGTGAGATCGTCATCGACACCACGAACAATCGCGTGGTGGTGCAGGACGGCGTGACGCCGGGAGGCTGGCCGGCTGCGAAGCTCTCGGAGGTCGTCCTGGTGGGCGGCGTCGTGGGCGGCGTGGTGAACAAGTTTCGCAACGGCACGATGGACGTGTGGCAGCGCGGCACGTCCGGCACCGTGACGACATCCGGCGGCTATACCGCAGACGGCTGGATCGTGTTGCCGTCCGGCGCGAGCGTGACTTGGAATCAAGCGGCCGGCCCGCTCACCAAGAACGCGCTGCAAGTCATCGGCGCCACGGGCGTCACCGATATACAAATCAAGCAACGAATTGAAAGCTTGATTGCCGCAGCCTTCAACAGCCAGACCGTCACGGTGCAGGCGCAGGTCTACAACGGCACCGGCGGTCCGATCACGCCGACGCTCACCGTCAAGCATGCCGGCTCGCAGGACAACTGGTCGTCGCCGACGACCGACGTCAGTGCGGTGAGCCTGCAATCGTGCCCGGCGAGCGCCTGGACGCAGGTCGCCTACACGTTCACGGCCAGTGCCAACTCCTACAACGGACTCGAGATTACGTTCGATTTCGGCAACAACTTCGGTTCCAACACCAAAGTTGTTCAGCTCACCGAATGCGACATCCGGGTGACGCCGAGCCTCTCAACCGGCCTCTGCAGCACTCCGCCGCTGCCGGAGCTGCGGCCGGTCGGGATGGAGTTGGCGTTTTGCCAGCGCTACTATGCGCAATCCTACGGCAGCGGCGCGGCGCCTGGGACCAGCGGCATAGCTGGCGTCATCGCGTCCAACCTGCCGTCATCGATTCCCAACGCATACGTCTACGACACGGTCGTTTTCCCAGTGATGATGCGGGCGACGCCGACGATTAATCTGTATAGCTT